ATTAGTGTGATGGACGATGGTTTCTAGCACTCATTCCAACCTTCAGTCTACGACCACCTTTAAGGATTTTATAGTAGGCTCATCTTACACTAAACTTTAAAACTTAGTCTGGTTTTAGAGGCACTAGACCAGAAACTAGCACGATTACTCGTATGTCTTTAGGTTAAGGAAGGTTAGTTGAGGGCTACACCTTATGACATACCTTAAATAAGTAACTATTATATTAGACTTCAACTCCTCTGTCAACCTTTAAGTCTAATAAAGTTACACTATATATTTCATCTTTCCAACTGACCTCGTAAGCTATCTGGTCTTGAGGATTGTCATAATTGTACTGAACAATATAACTCTCCCAACACCTGTACTCTTCCTTGCTCATTGGAGTCAACACACAATTCTCTTTCATTACCCAAGTAATATGTTAAGTACCAGAACAGATACCAACATACCCAAGATTGCAAAGTTTACTAAATCATCATGGCTCATTCTACCACCTCTTCTATAGCTTCCTCTACCACTTCTTCTACAGGTAGTATTTCTCCTGTCAATACTCCAAAGCCACCAGTAGCAGACTGCTCATTGAACTTATCATCAACAGCTTGTTCTACTAACCTATCAACTTCTACAGTTCTATTATCTAAAGCATCTCTCAATCCTTTATGCATAATTTGTAGATAGTTTTGCTGTTCTTTAACAGCTTGTAAAGTTTCTTCTAAAGATTGTACCTTCCTGTTCAAAGTTATTATCTCATCACTGTTCTCTACAGTATCATCATTAACAATGATAATGCTAACATACATTGTCAAGAATACTGCTAGTGTTGTTAGTAATTTTATTAAAAACATTTTCATATTATTTACTACCTCTCTTTACATATCTATAAGTATCTTGATTCCACTCAGCATCTAAAAGCTTTGTTAATTCCCACCTAAGACTGCTTAAGTTATGAACATCAGACAACCATAAATCATTTGTTTCTTGTAAAGTATTTAACATACTATCAAGTTTATCCATGTATTTAAACAAGTCATCATACTCACTAACACTCATGTCAATAGTTACTTTGTTTTTTAGTATTTTAGTTTTCATATTTATTTTCCCTCTTTTATTTATAAAGTTTTTTCAAACCTTTTATTTGTTGTTTACTTAAACCTTTTAAATGATTAGGAATATTATCTTTAATATCTTTATCAATAATTATTTTATTATTTTGTTTAAGCTTTTTAAGCATTCTATACTTTTCATTTATGTTGTCAAGTGTTTTATCTAATTTTTTTCTAAGGCTTTCTAAGAGCTTGTTAGTCATGAGTAGTACCTGTATGTGTATTGGTTAGTATACGTGCAACCATGTGGCTTAGATGCTCTTCTATCCTATACATAACATCATTATCTGATACTTCTGTAGGATTGTCCCACGTTCTTATGTCATCGTAAAGAAAGTCAACAAATGTTCTGAACTTATCTTTAGTTAATTTATTAATGACATATTCTCTGGCACATATATCTTCTAGTCTTTTGTATAATGTTTCGTTCATATTATCTTTCTCCTACTATCCAACAGTCTCTATGATAAGCTTTTAAATACTTACCCTCATCTTGTCCAACGTTATCAAAGGATTCACTAACCCCACAATAAGCATCAACAAGTTCTTTGGCTAACTTCCTAGCATCTTCAACGTTAGGTGCTGTTACCTCTACTGAAAAGCCTTCCTCATAATGTACTGCTACGTTATATTTATTCATCATCTTCCTCCTCTAATTCATTTAAAAATTCATCTACTCTTGTTGCTACCCAATCTGGAATATCTGCTAAAGCTTCTTCTGTGCCATCATCCCAGACGATACCTATATGCCATGCTGTTATCTTCATGTTATCTCCTGTGTTGTGTCTATCTCATCTACCATATCCCATACATCATCAAAGGCTTCTGATACTTTAACATCACATATCTTACTGTCTACCTCATCACTCAATGTAGTTAAAAGTTCTCTAAAATCACACCATTGTTTATATGTCATCTCACTTCCTCCTCTAGTAATTCTCTTATCATGTTAGTATCAAACCAATTAAACTTTCTATTGGCATTCTTTTCTAGTATATATCTAGCGTTCTCTAAGCCTTCTGGCTCATCTACCCACTTGTCCAGAAACCTTACACTCATGCCAAGCTTGTCAAGTGTGTCAAGTATGTCAAGCTTTTCAAAATAATAATCGTTGTATGTTCTGCTCATTAGTTATCCCTCCATTTCTAAGTTATCAACATCTTCCATAGCCATTCTATCAGCCATCTCTTCTACTTGTCCAATGTCTTTTATATCCTTACACAACTCATCATAATAATGTTGCCATCTCTCATCATAATAATCGTGTATCCATTTGTTATCGTTGCTCATTTGTCCTGCTCCTTATCTTTAATTATTAAATATGCTCCATGTAGGCAAAAGACCATGAATGAAAGCACGATTAAAATTTCTATACAGTTAATCATTGTGGTTGCACCTCCTCTCTTGCCTGTACATCATCTTTAAATATATTGCAATCATCACATTTCTGTATCTCTTGCACCTCTCTATCTGTGTTAAATGTATCTATCCACCCAACACCATTACATAATTCACATTTCATTCTCAATCCCTCCCATTAAAGTAGTAAGCCACTATTAGCCCTACAATTATATAAACTAACACACCTGCCATGTTTAAGTCAAACATTCTTTTAATCTCCTTACTTCTACATTTTTATTTTCAGATATCTCATTAGGTTTTACAACTACCCAGACATTTTTCCACTTGCGGACACCCTTAAGCTTTTTATAATCCTTGTAACTAATCACCTTGTATTCGTATATGTCTGTATATTTTTTCATCTACTTACCCTCCCTTATAAACATATTCTTTGATAGCACATTGACACATACTACATTTTCTTTGTGTATCTTATGCTTATTCTTTTCTCTTTCCCTTTGGTCAACTGTCATTCTTGAAAATGCGTCCCCATCTATAAAGATTTCTTTTACCATGTCTAATCTTTTCTTGTTATTAAAGATTAAAAAGTTCGTTAGTTTATTTGTTTCCATTTGTGTTGCCCTCCTTGTTGGCTTGTCTATTTATTTTAGCTTCATATCTTCGTTGCTGTCTAGCAGTTCTGACATCATTACTTAGCATGGCACTAGTGTTCTTAGTACCTTTTCGTTCTGCTCTATAAATTGTTTTACTTATCATCTTGTAGCCCTCTAGCTAGTTATTTATTTGATACCTATAAATTTAATTTAGTGTCAACAAATAAGCAACATATTTATTTTATTTATTTTTAATATATTTCTTTACATTGTACTTTATATAGTGTAGTGATTTTAGTAAAATCGAGCTTAGACTTTTTAGATACTAGGGGTAGACTTTGCCCAACTATTCAACACAGAGGCTCTCATTGAGTCCGATAAATTAGAATGATAATCTATTATAAGTGGGGTTTATATCTTGTAAATCTTGTATAGTTTTAGGAGTTTGTGAAGTTATAAAACAATCATGCACAGTCAGTCTCTCTTATTATGTATTTTAAAAAGCTAACAGCACCCCCAAATTAATGGGGGGTTTTTATTTTATTTTACATTCCATTCTATAAATTCGTCAAGCTTTAAAATCTTTTCAAGTTCTAAAGTATAATCAGATATGGATTCGTCCCAATCATTCCAAAAAGTCCAATAAATCCACCCTAAAGAATACCCGTCCTTATCTATAATATATATATGAGCGTCGTCTACTTGAGTTAATGCTTCATCTTGCGTGATTCCCTCGCCCTCGCATTCACAGTCTACTGTGTAGCCTTTAGATTCAATATAATTGAAAAGCCTTTTTAAATATTCTATATGCTTCATACTATGCCACCTCCATGACTTGAATTAATTCTCTTTGTTGTTTCTTCATCTTCGCCCCGTGTCCTGCATATGCTATAACTTTTATTGATTTATCCCAACATAAACGGCACTTCTTACACTTGCCATCTTGAAGCGGTGCATTACACACGGTAGCAACTGTAACGCTATCAATAAAAGGAATAATAGTTGATGAATATTCCGCCTCTTCTATTATTTCTCCGTTGATTCCATCACTTGATAACCTTACAACAACGTTATCAAGAGCATTGAGCCTATCAATTACATCTCTAAACTTTTTAAATTTGTGCATTCTTGTTGGTATCCAATGTTTAGTCCATGGTGTAGCCTTGCAAATCTCATACATCTTTTCAGCTAACGCTAGGCTGTACATGTCGCCACTATCGAACCATCTAAAATATCTATCAGAATCTAACTCCTCTATCATATCCGCCACCCATTCGCTACGTTGCCAATCTTTTTTATTGTGGCTTCTAGCTTCTTTAACGTTCTTAAAACGATAGTTTCCACCCACTGCATAGCAACCCTTACAAGCGGGGACTAATTCCCCATCTGAGCCTTTAGAAGCGGGGCAAGTTTCCAACGCTTCAAGACTCCAACTCCTCGAATTTAATTTACCTACTTTTGATATCTTCATACTAACCCTCTTTTATAAGATTAATTATTAATTCTCTAAGTTGATTAGGCATATAATAATTTTTATTAACAGCTATCAACTCTTTTTTATTTAAACTTTTTATACGTTTAATTAGTTCTTTATTATGTTTGATTAGTTCTTTATTCATAATTTTAAAGCCCTCTCTAGCTTTGTTTAGTTATCTTTATACCACGAAAGCCCCAAAAGAGGGGCTTGATAAGTGGTTAGGGGTTTAATATGTTTTTAGTTCTAATTCCTCGTTTAATCTATCTGTATAATAAGATGATACAGTTTCTAAATATTCCTCGCAAATATTATATAAACTATCTTTATGTAAAACATGAGTTCTATATTTAAAAACCTTTTCCAATGTATCTAAACCAAACTCACCACATAATAAATATAACTCGCCATAATTAAAGTTATATTCTTTTCCTAGTTTAAAAAGTCTTTGTTTATCTTGTTTATTAATCATTTTTATTTCCTCTCTTAAAATATAAAGTTAGTAAATACTAAAGTATTACCATCTTTTAAAGTTTCGTTATTAATATCAGTCCACTTAGTAGCCCAATATTTGCCCGTGCTTTTGTCATAGTCTCCCTTTACTAATACATTTTTATTATTAGCTGTTGGTTTAAGCTTAAAGACTTCTTCGTTATCTAAGTCTTTTAAAGCCTTAACTATCATTACATCATGGCAAGGTTCGTTGTCTTCGTCACCTTTAAAGAAATAGTTTATTTTATCGTTTATTTTATAAGTCATTATTTAGCCTCTTTGATTTCATTGATTCTATTTAATATAACTTTTGCATTACCTTTCTCACTAGCTAAGTACATCAAACGCTCTTCTATCTTGTAAAGTCTTTTAAAGTTAGAACAGTCACAGTTGCAAATTGCACTGGCTACCTTGTCCCAATCATTTTCTTTTAATCCTTCAGCTATTTTCAAAGCCCTTGTATTTGCTAACCCTCTATCTATTAAAGACAATGCAAAATAATCTGTATCGTCATTTGTTATTGGTGTGTGTTTAAATGTTTTCATAATAATATTCCCTTTTGTTATGCACTGTAAAGTGTACTTGACATCTTGATAAGTGCTTGTTTTCGTTTTCATGCCCTATTATAAGCACACCAGGAACACAGAATGCAACACTTTAAAAAAGCCTATAAGAATGCGGGTTGTAGAGGTGGTGATGTTGAAAAATTGTTCAATGGTATTTCACGAGAGCAAATTCAAGCTTCAGAGTTTTTTGAATTTGTCAAGTTTTGTTACAGAATTTATTCAAGCTTTTAAAGTCTATCAAGCTTGTAAAGTAAACTTTACACACTTAATTAACTTTCAACGGGGCATAAACTAGGCTTCAAAAGCTTGTAAAGTATGACACTTTTCAAGGGGTGGTATGACACTTTTCAAGCTTGTGAAGTTTGTAAAGTTACACACAAGTTATCCACATGTTATACATGGCACACTTTAAAAGTGGATAAGCTGTTGATATCCTGTGTGAAGTTTTTAAAGTAGGGGGGAGCAGGATGCACAAGGGGGTGGGTGGGTATATATATAAATCTTATACATTTCTACCCAATAGTGGTATTAACCAGTTGGGCTTTATAAAGCTTTAAAACTTTACAAACTTCATAAGCTTTTATATACTTTACAACACAGAATAACTCCTAATATTTTATAGTTGTTAGTGTTAGTTTGGGGGATAATAAAGAAGGAATAAGGTGGGTAGTCAGTATGACTAGGGTGGGGCTTTATAGGTATTATCCTATCAGGATATATGTATTTAAAACGGGGGACATTTTCAATTATATTATACACATACTTTTCAATTTTGTCAAGTGCTTTCTTCAATTACTTTAAATTACATCAAAAGACTTGACAAATGTTAAAAGATACTATATAATAATACCATGAGTTACTTGCCAGAGAAGAAAAGAAATCTAACTGAGAAACAAGAAGCATTCTTGAATCACTTAGTAGAGACTGGTGGGGATTTCAAAAAGTCAGCCGAACTTGCAGGGTATTCAGGCAATCACTATCAAATATTAAAATCACTTAAAAACGAAGTAGTGGATTTAGCCAGTGACGTACTTGCAAGGGAAGCTCCTACTGCAGCATTCAAGCTTATAGAGGTTATGAAATCTGATAAGCCTGTTCCTCAAGCTAACAACAAGCTACAAGCTGCACAGACGATACTAGATAGGGCTGGTGTTGTTAAGACCGATAAGGTTGATATTAATCATAATGTCAGTGGTGGTATCTTTATACTACCAGAGAAACATACGATTGATATAGAAGCAGAAGATGTTAGCTATGAATAAGCTTTGGATAACTGAATATATAGATGCACATGAAGGAATTGCAATAGGTCCTTACATTAAAGCAGATACCATTGCCCAAGCAAGTAGAATAGCTATACAGTATGGGTTGTTAGTTCTAGGAGAGATTCAAGAGCTACAACATGATGAACAAGAAATAAAAAAAATAGTCCATTAGGACTAGGACAGTACACTAATGAGCATTGAATATAGAGGAGAAAGGTTTTCAGGTTATAACAAACCTAAACGTACTCCAAAACATCCGACTAAATCACACGTGGTTCTTGCAAAAGAAGGGACTACTATTAAAATGATTAGGTTTGGTGAACAAGGTGCTAAGACTGCTGGTAAACCTAAAGCAGGTGAATCAGCTAGAATGAAAGCAAAGAGAAAGTCTTTTAAAGCGAGACACGGTAAGAATATTAAGAAAGGTAAACTATCAGCAGCTTATTGGGCTGATAAGGTTAAGTGGTAAGATGGGTAAACAAATAGGAAGCGATAGTCCTGACGGAGCTGTTAAGTTTAGAGAAAGAGTATATAAACCTTCATGGCACGGAGGTAAAGGTTCTAAACCTCGTATCGATATACACTCTAAACAATACAGAGATAATTGGGATGCAATATTTGGAAAGTCAAAAGGAGATGAAGATGCCGACAAAGAAGAAAGCTAAATCAACCGTGAACAAAGCTGGTAACTATACCAAGCCAACCTTGCGTAAGAGACTTTTCGAGAAGGTTAAACGCGGTACTAAAGGTGGTAAAGCCGGTCAGTGGTCTGCTCGAAAAGCCCAGCTCTTAGCTAAACTTTACAAAGCTGCAGGGGGCGGCTATAAATAATATGAAAAGGATAAAAGAATTTATGATAGATATGATGGATAAACTAAACAAAGCATACGCTAAGTTATTTAAAAAGTGTTTAACACCAAAAACAAAGAAAAAGAATGTCGCTAAAAGAAAGCCAAAGAAGTCTTAGAGCTTGGACCAAACAAGACTGGGGTACTAAGAGCGGTAAAAAGTCGTCAGAGACGGGTGAAAGATATCTCCCGAAAAAGGCGATTGCATCACTTTCGGATTCGGAGTATGCGTCTACAACGAGAGCTAAAAGAAAAGGAACAAAAGCTGGAAAGCAACACGTAGCACAACCTGATAAAATTAAAAGAAAGACAAGACAGTATAGAAAAGTATGAAAGAAGGATATATAAAAAGAGCTACATCAACGATACCTTTCGGGTATCAGTTAGCTGAAGAAGCTAGTTCTTTTTTAAAACCTATTGAAGATGAGTTAGAAGCTTTGCAGATTGCAGAGAACATGGTAGTCAACGAAGAGATATCGTTACAGGCTGCATGTGATTGGTTAGAATATAAAACGGACAGACGCATGTCTGCTCCGGGACTTAAAAAACACATAGATAAAAAGTATGGATTACGAAGCGAAAGATTGGGAATTGAATCCTCATCTTTACTTGCAAGATAACGAAGGTAATTTTGTAAAGAATAAAGATGGTACGCCTCGTAAGAAAGGTGGTAGACCTCCTAAAGATGCACAAGATGCAGCACGTAGGACTATTACTCGTAAACAAAAGAACATCAGAAAACTTGAAGAAAAGCTAAACAACGCTAAGAAATCATTCAAGAAACAAAAGACAACACTTGAAAAGCTGGACAATACTAAAGAAGGTATTGTTACAGAAAGTGATTTAGACACATTACCCAAAGCTGTAAAAGAAGTACTTGATAATCATCATGTATTCTTCCACGCTAACGAAGGTCCACAAACAGACTTCCTTGCTGCTGGTGAGAAAGATGTATTATATGGTGGAGCTGCTGGTGGTGGTAAATCATATGCCATGATTGTTGACCCTTTAAGATATGCACACAGGTCTGCACACAGAGCCTTAATACTTAGAAGGTCTATGCCAGAACTTCGTGAGATGATTGATAAGTCTCGTGAACTATATCCACAAGCATTTCCCGGTGCTAAGTTCAGAGAAGTAGAAAAGCTTTGGAACTTTCCAAGCGGTGCAAAGGTAGAGTTTGGATTCCTTGAGAGAGATGCAGACGTATATCGTTATCAAGGACAAGCATATAGCTGGATAGGGTTTGATGAGATAACCCATCTACCTACAGAGTTCAGTTGGAACTATCTTGCTTCACGTCTTAGAACAACAGACAAAGAAATAGAAACGTACCTACGATGTACTGCTAACCCCGGTGGTGTTGGTTCCCATTGGGTAAAGAAAAGATACATAGAACCAAACGAATCAAACAAATCATTCAAAGGTCATGATGGACTAACACGAAAGTTTATTCCTGCTAAGTTAGCTGATAACCCTTATCTAGCAGAAGATGGTATATACGAGCAGATGCTTAAGTCTTTACCACCTATACAACGTAGACAACTGTTAGAAGGTAACTGGGATGTAGCTGAAGGAGCTGCATTTGTTGAGTTTAGTCCTGAAAATCACATCATTACACCTTTTGTACTACCTGTACATTGGGAAAGAGTTAAAGCAGTTGACTACGGATACGCTGCAGAATCTTGTTGTTTATGGGGTATTATGGACATGAACGATAATACTTTAATAATATATAGAGAATTATACAGAAAAGGCTTGACAGGAGAAGAATTAGGTGCTATAATAACTGATATGGAGACAGAAGACCCATTCTCAGTGAACGGTGTCTTAGATACTGCAGCATGGGCAAGAACTGGTACAACCGGTCCAACTGTAGGAGAAAGTTTAGTTAAGGCTGGTCATAAGTTAAGACGAGCTGATAAGAATAGAATACAAGGTAAGATACAAATACATGAGTATTTAAAGGTTAGAGAGAACGGTAGACCTAAGTTACAGATATTTAATACATGTCCTAACTTAATAAGAGAGTTACAGTCTATACCGTTATCTAAAACTAACCCTGAAGATGTAGACACAAAAGCTTCAGACCACGCATATGATGCATTACGTTATATGATAATGAGTAGACCAAGAATGGAAAACCCATTAGAACGTATTAGAGGTTTGAAACGTGATATGTACAGACCAGTAGACTCAACCTTTGGTTATTAAAATATATGGCAGACAACGATAATACATTTTTAAACGCTAATGATATCTACGAAGAAGTAGAAGGCGAAGCTGGAGTACAGCTTACTCTTGAAGAAGACCAACAAAGAAATCTTATTGGTATTATTAAAGGACGTTATGCTCAAGCTGAAGACGCTAGACAAACTGATGAGACTCGTTGGTTAAAAGCATATGAGAACTATAGAGGTCTTTATGCTAAAGGTGTTAAATTTAGAGAATCAGAAAAGTCTAGAGTATTTGTAAAAGTTACTAAGACTAAAGTACTTGCTGCATTTGGACAGCTTGTTGATGTTATCTTTGGTACAGGTAAGTTCCCTATAGGAATTGCTGAAACTAAAATAGCAGAAGGTGAAACAAACTTTGCACACCTTGATACAGCTAACCCTACACCCGGATTAGAAACTACAGAAGCTGAAATACCAGATGATATTGGTAACAGAATAGATAACCCATATGATGTTGGTTACGAAGGAGATGGTAAAACTTTAAAGCCCGGTGCAAGTTTTTATAACGGTATCTTTGAAGATACTATTGAAGACCAAGCTGAAGAAGCTGGTATTCTTACAGATGGTGTAAGCCCTAACCCACAAGCAATAGAAGTATCTCCTGCACAAAGAGCTGCAAGAAGAATGGAGAAACTTATCCATGACCAAATTGAAGAATCAAACGGTAACTCAGAATTACGAAATGCTCTTTTAGAATCTGCCCTACTCGGTACGGGGATTGTAAAAGGACCATTTAACTTTAACAAGAAACTTCACAAGTGGGATACCGATGAAGAAGGTAATAGAAATTATAACCCATTAGAAGTTAGAGTACCTAGAATTGAGTTTGTTAGTTGTTGGGATTTTTATCCTGACCCTAATGCTACTAACATGGAAGAGTGTGAATATATAATACATAGACACAAGATGAATAGAAGTCAATTAAGGCAACTACGTAATATGCCTTACTTTGATGATGATGCAATACGTAGTGCAATACAAATGGGTGCTAATTACGTAGAGAAAGATTTTGAAAGCCAGTTAAAAGACGATGCTAGAAGTGACGAAGACATAAACAGTAGTTACGAAGTCTTAGAATACTGGGGAATGATGGATGCAGAATACGCTAGAGAAGTAGGAATTGACTTACCCGACACTGTTGATGACCTAGATGAAGTACAAGTAAACATATGGACATGTGGCACTTACTTGTTAAGGGCTGTACTTAATCCATTCACTCCGTATAGAATACCATACAATGCTTTCCCATACGAAAGAAACCCATATAACTTCTTTGGTATTGGTGTAGCAGAGAACATGGATGATTCACAACAAATTATGAATGGTCATGCAAGAATGGCTATAGATAACTTAGCAATGTCTGGTTCTCTAGTGTTTGATGTAGATGAGTCTGCCCTAGTAGGTGGACAATCAATGGAGATATATCCGGGTAAAGTCTTTAGAAGACAAGCTGGAATGCCGGGACAAGCTATACACGGTTTGAAGTTTCCTAATACATCACAAGAAAACTTAATGATGTTTGATAAGTTCAGACAACTTGCAGACGAACAAACAGGTATACCTAGTTACTCACACGGACAAACAGGTGTTCAAAGTATGACAAGGACTGCTTCTGGTATGTCTATGTTACTTGGAGCATCAAGTTTAAATATTAAAACAGTTATCAAAAACCTTGATGACTTTTTATTAAAGCCACTAGGGGAGTCTTACTTCCAGTGGAACATGCAATTCTTAGAAGATGAGTTGGATGTTAAAGGTGATTTAGAAGTTAAGGCTACAGGTACGAATAGCTTGATGCAGAAAGAAGTTAGGAGTCAAAGACTTACTATGTTCTTACAAACTGCACAAAGTCCTGCTATTGCTCCGTTTGTTAAGATTTCTAAACTCGTAAGTGAACTTGCCTACAGCTTAGACTTAGACCCTGATGAAATACTCAATGACCCTGAAGAAGCTGCAATCATGGCACAAATAATAGGAATGCAGAATGCTGGACAAACAAATGGCGAGGAAGCTCAACCCGGTGGTCAACAGCCCTCAATGGGAGGACCTGAAGGAGTACCTCAACAGCCTCAAGAACTTGGAGCTACAGGCACTGGCGGTGGCAACATCGGAACAGGAAATGTACCGGTTGCAGGGGAGAGTGAGTTCTCTGGTCAGACTGGAGCAACTGGACAAGCAGGTTAAAGAAGCAATTAACAGAAAACAAGAGGGATAAATATATGTTAAGTTTTATACAAACAATAAACGAATGGATAGCCGTAATACCAACTATAGTAATGGGAGCATCTTTAATTTGTTCTCTTACACCTACACCAAAAGATGATGCATGGGTAGGTAAAGCTTACAGAATATTAGACTGGTGTGCATTGAACGTAGGTAAGGCAAAACAATGAGTATGTTAAAAGACGATAATGACATCAGAATTAAGTATAAAGATGGAGCTGAAGTAAAACTTCCTAATAAAGGATTAGAAGCTTTAAAGAAATCAGCTCCTGAAGTAGTAGCCAGAATGGGTTACGAAGAAGGTGGAGAAATAGATAACCAAATGTTAATGGTTATGACACCATCACAAGAATCTGAAATGGAAACTGACGATAACATGGAAGATAACTACACAAAATTTATAATGGAAGAAGCATTAAGTGAAGATGAAGAAGATATGCTAACTTCTAAACTAGAACAAGATGAACAACTATCTATGTTATTCGATAAGATAATAGATGTTGCTCAAGAATTTGCTGGGTCTGGTCCTGTTGAAGGTCCGGGTTCAGGAGTCTCTGACAGTATACCTGCTAGGTTATCTGACGGAGAGTTTGTCTTTACTGCAAAAGCTGTAGAAGAAATCGGAGCTGACAATTTAATGTCAATGATGAAAGACGCTGAAGCTAAAGCAGAAGAAAGGCAACAAGCTTATGGCGGAGGAGTTATGGGTGACCAACTTGAAAAAGTTGTAACAACAGAAACTCGTATTACTAAACCTGCAGATGCTATGTCTCCAGCACTAGGTGCTAAAGAAGATAACATGATACAGGAAGAAGTAACACGGAATATGTTAGACCCTAGAGTTCCACACGTAAGAAGCTAAATAACGATAAAGCTACCTGAATTAATTACTCAGCCCTTTATCATTTTAATAACCGAAAGGCTACCTTTACAAACAAGCCCTCTAGTCGACATAGAGCTACCTTGTGAAACAAGCCCTGAGTAGGAGAAAAGAAAATGACTAATACAGTCCAAAAAGAGGAAACGCCAAATCCTTATAACGCAAAGAAAGATTGGCATGGTGGAGAAGATAAACCTTTTATCTCATCAGAAAATATGTATTTTGAAGAGCCACAGAATAAGCTCTTTAACAGCAACGACATAACTGAAGTGGAAGCTGAAGGAAGTGTTAATGCTCAAGAACTGGAAACTAAAAAGGATACTCCTTATAAAAAACCAGACTATAAAAAAAGATACGATGATTTGAAAAAACATTATGATAGTAAACTTAACGAGTTTAAAAGCAGAGAACAAGAGTTAATTGAAGAGGCTACTAGTAATAGAACCGAATACAAAGCTCCTAAATCTGAAGAAGAACTTGAAGAGTTTAAAAATAACTATCCTGATGTTTACGAAGTTGTAGAAACTGTTGCTCATATGCAATCGGAGACTAAAGCAAAAGTTCTAGAAGAACGCCTTAGTAAACTCCAAGAACGTGAGAATCAATTAGTACGACAGAGTGCAGAAAAAAGGTTAATGGAAAGACATCCTGATTTTGAAGATATTAAAAACAGTGATGACTTTCATGGTTGGGCAAAAGAGCAGCCAAAGTCTATTCAAGATTGGATATACAAAAACGCTGACGATGCTGACCTAGCTTCCCGTGCTTTAGATTTGTTTAAAAAAGATTTTGGTATTGATGCTCCAAAGGCTAAGTCATCTTCTAAACCGACTAGAAAATCTGCTGCTGATATGGTTTCTACTAAAACAAAAAGTATAGAACCTACGCAACAGAAAGTATGGTCAGAAAAAGAGATTGCTGCAATGAGTGTTGCTGAATTTGATAAATTTGAAAAAGAGATATCAGATGCAATGCAAGAAGGCAGAATCACAAAATAAACTATAATTAACTAAAAGGAAAATAAAATGGCTCAATTTTTTCAAACTGGCTCTGACGGGTCAGCAACGAGTAACTTTGACGCAGGTACAGCCGGACAGACTAATAGTTTCTTTTTACCATCGGTTTACTCTAAAAAGGTTTTAAACTTCTTTAGAAAAGCCTCAGTGGTAGAAGCTATTACTAACACCGACTATGCTGGTGAAATATCTGCTTACGGAGACTCTGTAAAAATAATAAAAGAACCTGTAATTTCTGTGTCTGATTACACAAGAAATGCAGATACAAGTGCGACCCTACTAACCGACCAAGAAATATCTTTGGTTGTTGACAGTGCTAAAGCTTTTAAATTCATCGTAGATGATATCGAAAGCAACATGTCACATGTGAACTTCAAAGAAATTGCTTCTAGCTCAGCTGCATATGCTCTTAAAGATGCATACGATGCTGCTGTTATAGCAAAAATGTTTGCTGGTTGTTCCGCAGCTACACCTAATCACATCTTAGGTGCAGACAATGCTACAGCATTAGGTGCTGGTGTATTTGATGGAACTGGTTCTGTAGACTTAGGTCAAACTGGTGAAACAGACCCTCTAGACTTAATGGCTAGAATGGCAAGACTATTAGACGAACAGAATGTACCTGAAGAAGGTAGATGGTTCGTTGCTGGTCCTGACTTCTACGAGCAATTAGGACAGTCTGGGTCTAAACTTCTTTCTGTTGACTTTAACGCTGGTCAAGGTTCAATCAGAAATGGTTTAGTTTCAAGTGGAAAACTAAGAGGATTTGATATGTATAAATCAAACAATATTGCAGGTACATCTAATGCTACCGGTAAATGTTTGGCTGGTCATATGAGTTCTACTGCTACTGCTAACACTATCCTTTCAACAGAAGTGTTGAGAGACCCAACATCGTTTGGTGATATTGTTAGAGGCTTACATGTCTATGGATGTAAAGTTCTTAGAGATGAAGCTTTAGTATCAGCTTTCTACAAAATTGACTAATTGTCAAAACTCGGAGGAGTCTTCGGATTCCTCCACTATTTTTAAGGTAATAAAATGAAAGGCGTAAAACACTATAAAAGAGACGGTACACTACATAAAGGCGGTTCTCATAAAATGCCTAACGGAGATTTACATTCTGGCAAGACACACGGTAAGACCAGTGTAAAACTTTTTCATTTTAAAGATTTAAGTAAAAAAGCAAAGTTAAAAGCTAAAGGTACTAAATAATGGCTACAACATATCTTGACATAACTAACGAAGTACTAAGAGAACTCAATGAAGTTCCATTAACGTCTTCAAACTTTGGAGCTGCTACAGGTATTCAAAAGTTTGTAAAAGATTCAATTAATAAATCTTTGTTTGATATAGCCAATGAAGAACCACAACTGCCTTTTTTCTCAGCAGGAGTCAGTGGAACTACTGACCCTTTTTATGGTAACGTAACAGTCCCTAGTGTAGCAGGACAACGATGGTACTTACTAAAAGCTGATAGTTCTAGTATTACTACAGACTATGCTTCTGTAGACTGGGATGATTTCTATGCTACAACAATTAACGTAAGTGGAGAAACAGCTCCTCACGTCTCTAAAGGTTTGAAATTTATTTCACATACAGATTGGAAAAGATATTATAGAGACAGTGAAAATGCAGACGATGCAAATACACAGGCGTACGGAGAGCCTAAATTCGTAATTAAATCTCCAGACAACAGGAAGTTTGGATTAAGTCCAATACCTGACAAAGTTTATAACGTACACTTTTATGCTTTTACAAAGCCTGTAGAGCTTGTAGCACATGGTGATACGATAGCATTACCAGACCAATATGCTAATATTATAACTGCTAAAGCAAGATACTATGTATGGCAGTTTAAAGAAAGTCCACAACAAGCAGCATTTGCTTTAGAAGACTTTAAAAAGGGAATGAAATACATGAAGTCTAACCTCATGAATCCAGCTCCTAATTATATGACAGACGACAGAACCTACTTTTAAAATATGCCAAGTTCACAACCTTATACCGTTGCCTGTAACGGAGGTTTGGTAAAGTCAGTAAACTCTATTGACTTACTTAAAACTCCGGGATTAGCAAAGACATTACAAAACTTTGAAGTAGCTACAGAAGGTGGCTACAGACGTATCAATGGTTATACAAAATATAAAATTGATGGTGTCACAGCTTCACAACCTTCAGGGACAACTGAAAATATTTTAGGAGTTTTTCCTTATGCAGATGGTGTAGTTGTTTGTGTAAGTGATGACATATACTTTAGTAACGATGGAGCTAACTGGTTACAGATAAATAAACTATCTCACAGCTCTGGAGACAACCACACAACCTTTACAGGTAAAGCTGTAACAGCTAGAACTAATCAAGGACAATGTTCTTTTGCATTGTTTGAAGGTGCTACATTTGATTATGGTGAGTTAAACATAGCTGATGGAGCTAATGTTGTTTTTAGTTTTAGAATGGAAGGTACTGGTAATTTAAACACTAGAACTTTTTTTACTAGTGAATTAGCGGTAGCAAGTACTAAAGCTGTTAAATATGTAACAGTTCATGACCATCATTTGATAGCAGCAGGAGTTGAAGATAACTTAAATACTTTATACTATAGTTCTAAAAATACTTTTTCATCTTTTCCAAGTACAAATGCAATAACAATATCTGACCAAATAGTAGGTATTAAAGGTTTCCGTGAAGACTTATTTATATTTTGTGAGAATAGTATTCATAAACTTATAAATATAAATGATTCTAATAACATAGCAATCGTTCCTGTCGCAGAAAACGTAGGTTGTTTAAGTGGCTATAGTATTCAAGAGATTGGTGGTGACTTAATGTTCTTAGCACCGGATGGAATAAGAACAGTAGCTGGTACAGCAAGAATTGGTGACGTAGAGTTAGGAACAGTTTCAAAAGCTATACAGCCTGTAATAGTTAGTTTAGCAAGAAACATTGATAACTTTACAATTAATAGTTTAGTCATTAGGGAAAAGTCACAGTACAGATTATTCTATACTAATACAGGTCAGCCTAATGCTTCACAAAAAGGAATCATAGGAACACTTAGACCAAACGGATTTGAATGGTCAGAAACAAAAGGATTAGAAGTTACAACAATAAACTCTAACTTTAATCAAGACGGAGTAGAAGTTTATTATCACGGAGATAGTAACGGTTATATTTATACTCATGACACAGGTAATGACTTTGACGGTGGTAACATAGATGCACTATATCAAACTCCGGATTATGATTATGGAGACTTAGGAACTTTAAAAACTTTGCACTATATTAAAATGTCAATAGCTCCAGAAGGAGACGTAACTCCTACATTAAGAGTTAGATATGATTACGATAGTACAGATTTACCACAACCAGAAGACTATACATTTAATGTAGATGCTCCTTCTTTATTTGGCGGAGCTACGTTTGGCTCTTCACTTTTTGGAGCTGGAGAACAGCCATTGGTTAGAGTAGCATTACAGGGTAGTGGACACAGTAACTCTTTTAGAATTTCAACAAACAATAAAGTAGCACCATATATAGTAAATGGTTTTTACATAGACTTTATACCTTCAGGCAGGAGATAATACATGGCAAGTTATACTAGACAAAGTACATTTTCAGATGGTGATTTAATAACTGCTGCACTATTTAATAACGAATATAATCAATTAGTAGATGCTTTTAATAATGTTACAGGTCATAAACATGATGGTACTGTAGGCGAAGGACCAGTTATAGGATTAATTGGTGATGCAGGTGTAGTAACTCCACTTAACAAAATTTTAGTAGATACAACTAATGACCATATAGAATTCTGGATAGATGTATCAGGAACTTCAACACAACAATTTTACGTAGCTGATGGAGCTATTGTACCTGTTACAGATAATGATGTAGACTTAGGTACAAGTTCTTTACAGTTTAAAGACCTTTACATAAACGGTACTGCAAACATTGATAGTCTTGTAGCTGATACTGCAGATATTAACGGTGGTACAATAGACGGTGTTACAATCGGTGGTAGTTCTGCAGGAGCTATTACAGGTACAACTATTACAGGTACAAGCTTTGTAATTGGTAGTGCATCTATTAACGAAACAGAGTTAGAAATACTTGATGGAGCTACACTAACTACTACAGAATTAAACTACGTTGATGGTGTTACATCAAGCATACAAACACAATTAAACACTAAAGCTCCTCTAAGCTCTCCTAGCTTAACAGGAATACCAACAGCTCCTACTGCATCAGCTAACACTAATACTACGCAGGTAGCGACTACAGCTTACGTACAGACAGAAATTACAGACCTAATAGGTGCAGCTCCGGGAACACTTGACACACTTAACGAACTTGCAGCAGCTATTAACGATGATGCAAACTATAATACAACTTTAACAACTGCATTAGCTACTAAGCTTCCACTAGCTGGTGGAACTATGACAGGAGATGTAACTTACAGTGACAATGTTAAAGCACAGTTTGGAACTTCTCAAGACTTACAGATTTATCATGATGGTAGTCATAGTTATATATCAGAAAATGGTACAGGTAATTTAATATTAAAAGGTGGCGGACAAATACTATTAAAATCACCAGCAGATGAAAATATGATTGTTGCTAATGGTAATGGTGCAGTAAATCTTTTTTATGACAATGCAGCCAAACTAGCCACAACCTCAACAGGTATAGACGTAACAGGCGTAATAACAACAGATGGCTTAACAACTTCAGCGGATATAAATTTTGGCGATGATGACAAAGCCATATTCGGTACAGGCTCAGATTTACAAATCTACCATGATGGTTCTAACTCAAACATTGTTGATACAGGAACAGGTTATTTATCTTTAAGAGGTACTGATTTAAGACTGCAAGACTCTAGTGGTTGGAACTTTGTTATATGTACAGATTTAGGACAAGGTGGTGAAGTAGCTTTATTACATTCAAATATCCAAAAGCTAAAAACAACCTCAACAGGCATAGACGTAACAGGAGCAGTAACAAGTGATGGTTTGACTGTTGGTGCAAACGATAAAATACAGTTTGGCACATCAGATATAACAGGAATTTATCGCACAAACTCAGGTAGTGACTTTACCATGCAACATTGGGGAAACCTGTCAATGCTTATTGATAGCGATAACAATGATTCAGGTACTCGTCAATTTATGATTGGTCGTAACTCGCAAGATGCTTCAACAGCAACTAAAATCGCTTTATTTTCTGAAGGTGGAGACATATCCTTTTACGAAGATACAGGAACAACTGCAAAACTTTTCTGGGATGCAAGTGCTGAATCGCTTGGAATAGGTACAACTTCGCCAATGAATACCTTATCCATAAAGGGTAGTGTTAATCAATTAGACATTGAAACAACTACCTCAGGTGTAACAATGGAAAGTATCGACCGTTCAGACCTTAATGCACAATCTGATTTGTCGTTCTATGCTAGGCATGGGGAGTTTAAATTTTTCGGAAGTTCATATTCTGAAAGAGCAAGAATAGATAGTAGTGGTAATTTATTAGTTGGAACTACATCAGGAGGTAATTCATCTGCTGGATTTCGTGCATACTCAGGCGGTAATGGTGCTTTTACTATTGCTGGTACTACATTAAGTCTTAATCGTTTATCAAGTAATGGAGAGATTTTAAACTTTCAAAAAGATACAGTTAATGTTGGAAGTATTGGCGTAGGTGGTTCTAATAAAATGACCATTATTGGTACAAATGCTAACCTACAATTAGGTGCAAATAATACAGCTCTACTTAACTTAGATACAAATAAGTTCTACCCACAGACTGATAACTCAGTAGACTTAGGTTTTAATTCATCTGCAGGTAGATTTAGAGACCTTTATCTTACAGGAACAGCTAACTTCGGAAGCCTCTCAGACGGTACAATAACCATAACAGGATTTGCCGATGAAGATAATATGTCTTCAAACTCTGCAACGCTTGTACCGACTCAACAGTCTGTAAAAGCTTATGTAGATAGTCAAGTTAGTTCAGCCGGTGGAAATGGTATAAGCTTTGAAGACAACGAAAAAGCACAGTTTGGTGCTAGTAATGATTTACAGATTTACCATGATGGTAGTAATAGTTATATAAAAGAAAATGGCACAGGTAATTTGTATTTAGCAGGTACGTCACTGGTTGTAAGTAATTCAGTGGGTGCTAATTATTTGGTAGCTTATGATGGTGGCAGTGTAAATCTATATCACAATGCCAATCAAAAACTAGCCACAACCAGTTCAGGCATAGACGTAACAGGAACAGTTACAAGTGATGGTTTGACTGTTGATGGTGCTGATGTATTTTTTAATAGTGGTTGGATAAAATCAAATTCTAGCCTTCGTATTGATATTGACAACGACAACAACCAAACAGATAGAGCATTTTTTATAAGTCATGGCAATGCTTCTAAAGATATATTTAAAGCATCAGAGAACGGAGACATATCCTTCTATGACGATACAGGCTCAACTCAAGGTTTCTTTTGGGATTCTAGTGCTGAGTCTTTGGGTATTGGTACAACAGCACCAAGTGCAGCTTTACACATATCAGGTACAAGTGCAAACCAAATAAGATTAGAAAGAACTAACCATGATACATTTAGAATAGGACTACAAAGTGCAGTTGGTTTAGGATTTCATAACGTAACAGACAATCGCACAGACATGATGATAAAAGGCGATGGTAATGTTGGAATTGGCACAAGTTCGCCAAGTACAACGCTTGAATTATCCAATGGATTTAATGCACCAATACTAAGACTTTCAAATGAAAATAACTCTATAACAGCAGGTGGAGACTTAGGTGTTATTGAATTTTATTCAGGAGATAACAGTAATAGTGGTGATAGTGTTCAAGCAAGTCTATCTGTTATTCAACCAACAACAGACAATGTTTCAGGTGAATTTGTTTTTAAAACAAGTAATGCTGTAGAAAACTCTGGTGCTTTAACTGAACGTCTTCGTATTGCTAAAGACGGCTCAGTTGGCATAGGGACAACTTCGCCAACTTCTCCTTTACACGTTGTTGGTACAATTACAGCAGACACACATTTTACTTCTTCTGATACAAATACAACTTTAAGTACATCAGGAAGCGGTGGAACTGTTCGCTTGAGACCTAACGGACTTTCTTCAACAACAGGTCAAGTTACAGTTGTTAGTTCAGGAAATGTTGGCATAGGAACTGATTCGCCCGACACAAAAATGCATATTTCTGACACATCTGGAAATGCAATCATTAGATTAGAACGTAATGATAATACAATATCAACAAACGATATTTATGGTGAAATACAATTTGAAGGTCAAGACGCAAGTGCAGCTTCTGCAGCAGGTGTAAGAGGTAAAATTTTAGGTGTATCAGAAGGCACAACTGGACAGATGGCAATTGCTTTCCATACAGCAAATAGTTACAGTCCAGCAACGGAAGCCCTCAGAATCGATAGCAGCCAAAAGGTTGGAATCGGTATAACTTCACCAACTTCTCCTCTAACAGTAAAATCAAATTCTACAGGTTCACAGGATGCTGGGTTTACTCTACAAGCTAATGGTAGTACAAATGCTATATTTAAAGTTGGTGAAAAATCAAATGGCAAAGCTCGTTTGCACATGTTTGATGGTACTACAGAAAAAATAGCTTTACATACAGATGGAACAGCAAGTCATATAAGTGCTGGTAATTTTGGAATCGGCACAGCTTCGCCAAGTACAGCTTTACACGTTTCAGCAGGTGACGGTAGTGCAGAATTAACAGTAGCTAGAACAGGTACGTATGCTTCATCATGGAGTTTAAAACCTTTCAATGCTGATTTTATATTAGAGAAAGTGGAACAGACAGGGTTACTATTAAAGCTGGTGGCTTGGTTGGCATAGGCACAACTTCGCCAAGTTATACACTTGATGTACGCGATGATTCGAATATCAGATTACTGGGGACAAGCAGACAATCTTGTTGTAGGTGGTACTGGCAACGATGGTATAACCATTAAATCTTCAACAGCAGGAAATGGAAGATTGGTATTTACTGATACAGCATCTAGTACCGCAGGATTAAATGATGGTGGTATGATTTATTACCACCATACCAGTGACGTAATGGGATTTCAGACTGATGGTGATTTAGCAATGACCATAGATTCTAGTCAAAACATTGGAATCGGCACAAGTTCACCAAGTAATATTTTACATATAAAATCTTCAAGTGCTACTGGTGCTATTTTAAATTTAGAAACAACACATCCAAGTGGCATACCTATCTACAGTATGAAAGGTGCACACTCAGCACAATTAAGGTATCAAGATGAAAATGGAAATAATCAGTCAAGGATAGACTTTTTAGATGGTGGTGATTTTAATTTTATAGATGCTACTAGCGGAACATCCCACATGAAAATTAGTTCTAGTGGTAATGTTGGAATAGGTACAATTTCACCTGATGCTCTTTTAGAAATTGATAAAGGTAGTGAAGGTGAATATCTAAGAGTCGGTGGTGATAATGCTTCAAATGCACGTTCATTAAGATTTACAAGCTCAACAGCAAGTGGAAGTAGTGTTGGTGCTTTACATACAATTAAAGCAAATAGTGTTGGTGGTGAAATTGCCTTTGCGAATGGTAATGGCAATATTATGTATCTCGATGTTAACCGTAATGTTGGTATAGGAACAGATTCACCAGCAAGAAATCTACATGTTCACGCATCTAACTTTACAGATTTACATTTAACAAACGATACAACTGGTGCTACAGCTAGTGATGGTACAAGTTTTACTGCTATTGGTTCAGATATTTATTTAACTAACAGAGAAGCTGGAAACATGGTTTTCCAAACTTCAGGAACAGAAAGAGCTAGAATAGACTCATCAGGTAATCTTGCCATAGGTAATATAAGTGCTGCTGCTAAATTAGATATTAGACAAGATTCAGGCTCGGCTATTAGATGTGAAGATGGTAGTGGTGCATATTTTGTAGTTAAACAGGGTGGTCTTGTTGGTATAGGAACGCCTTCACCCGATGCACCTTTAACAGTACATAACAGTTCTGACCCTGAAATAAGATTTGGGTACAGTTCAACACAAGACCACAAAATTGCATGGGATAGTTCTAAAGTATTTATTCATGCTGACCCTGAAAATGCTAATGGTAGTTCAGCTATAGGATTTGCAGTTGATGGAACTGAAAGAGCTAGGATAGACTCATCAGGTAATTTGGGAATTGGAACTGATTCACCTGATGCTTTATTGCATTTATCTGCTAACACAGGTGCAACTTTAAGACTAGAAAGCACAGATACAGCTATTGCAGCTAATGAAGTTATAGGTGCTATTGAGTGGGAAGGTAACGATGCCACAACTGGTTCTTCAGGTATTGCTGGAAAAATTGATGTTATAGCTGAAGATGCTACACCCGAATATTCTATGAGATTTTTCACACAAGATAATCTCTCAGGTACTTATGAATTAGCAGAACGTATGAGAATTGTGTCAGATGGCAAGGTTGGAATTGGAACTGATTCACCCGGTGAAAAATTAACAGTTGGCGGAAACACTTTAACTTATGGCTCTACTGGTAACGTAGGTGCTGGTGCTTCTTACTTTCTAGGTAACAGTCAAAACTCAAGAGATATTGCTTTAACAAGAGTAGGCTCTGCAACTTTAGCTATTGGATACTATAGTAGTGGTTGGCAAGAGTCTGCTAGGTTTGATAGTAGTGGTAATTTTTTGGTTTCCAATACAAGCACATCTCCTTGGACAAATTCTGCAAACTCTTCATCTGATAATGGTATTGCTCTTAGAAACGATGGAATAATTGCTGCATCTGCTTATAAAGGAACTGCAAATAGTGGTAATGTAGCTATCCTTAATCGTACTGGCACAGATGGTGGTATTTTATCTTTTTATAAATCAGGTGCAACAGTTGGGAGTATTGGTACTGTAGGTGCTGATGTAACTATAGGCACAGGAGATACTGGATTACGTTTTCGTGATGAGTTTGATGCTATACAGCCTCATAACATTACTACAAACGGAACAGTTGATGGTGTTATATCTCTAGGTAAGACTGGTGCTACATTCAAAGACCTTCACCTTTCAGGAACAGTTAATGCATCTACAGGTTACTTTTCAAAATCAGGTGGAAATAATATAACTATTAATTCTACAACAGCAAATGCTACATTTTTAAAATTACAAAATAGTGTGAGGGCATATTCTGTAACTACCACTTATGATGGTGCTTTAAGTTTTTATGATAATACTGGAACATCTGAAAGAGCTAGAATAGATACTAGTGGTAATTTATTAGTTGGTACTGCAAATACTTTCCCACCAAGCGACACAGGTAACGAAGGTGTTGCTGTTAAGCCTGACAATATTGCTATAAGCAGAAACGCAAGTACGCCTTTATTCCTAGATAGAATGACGAGTGATGGTGTTCTAATAGACTTAAGAAAAGATAATGTTACAGGCGGAGTTATAGGAATACAAGAACCGCAAGATGACGCTCCTGAATTTTATATAGCCAATGGCACTGGAAGTAATACTGTTGGTTTAGCGTTTTGGGATTACATACAAACTGCAAGAATAGCACCATGTAACGGACTTGGAGCATATAAAGATAATTACATTGACCTTGGTTTTTCAGGTGCAAGATTCGATGACATCTATGCAACCAATGGAACTATACAAACTTCAGACAGGAACGACAAACAAGACATTGAAGAAATTACAGATGTAGAGACTAGAGTTGCTGTAGCTTGTAAAGGCTTGATAAGAAAATTTAGATGGAAAAGTGCTGTAGCAGAAAAAGACGATAACTCTGATTCTGATGAAACAGCTAGAATTCACTTCGGTATAATAGCTCAAGACTTACAAGATGCTTTTACCGCTGAAGGATTAGACGCAGGTGACTACGCTATGTTCACATCACAAACTTGGGAAGACTCTGATGGAGTCGAACAAACTAGGTTAGGAGTTCGCTACAGTGAACTACTAGCATTTATAATTGCAGCAATATAATAACAAAGGAGAAATACTATGGCAATTGGATATACTTGGGACGTTTCAACAGTTGATACTTACCCATCAAAAACGGATGATAACGCAGTTACTGCAACTGATGTTATTTATAATGTTCATTGGAGGCTTAACGCTGAAGATGATGGAAATCAAGATGCAGACGGTAACAACCTAACAGCATCTGTCTATGGTACATGTGGTTTAGATACTACAGACTTAGGAACTTTTACAGCTTTTGCAGATTTAGAAGTTGCTGATGTTCAAGCATGGGTAGAAGCAGGATTAGGTGAAGAAGAAGTAACAAGCTTAAAAACAGCACTTAGATGGAAAAATAGCTGAGACTATTACACCAACAAGCGTTACTAAAACAATCGGAGCTTAAGTACTATGGAACTAACACCTTATTTATTTTGGAATATATTTATAACTTTGGTGTTAGCTCCGGTGCTTTACGGCATACGACAAAACACAGAAGAGTCTAAAAGACTTGACATACTCTTAAACAAGACTCGTGAAGAGATAGCAAGAGAGTACGTAACAAAGAACGAATTAAAAGATGACATGGGTAGACTCATGGATAGGATAGATAAAATTGGAGAAAAGCTTGACAAACTCTTCGAAGTCAAGTAAAATAGGTATAAAAGTACTATGAAAAATAAAAAGAAACAACGAAATAAAAAGTATAAGCAATCTTATAAGTCTGAAAGACAAGACTATCGTCAAGGTGGTAGAGTACAAAAAGCTAAAGGTGGTGTAAATACTAGAAGTGTTGAGCCTGATGATGTGTTAGATAAAATTAATAAACCTAACAGACCTATAGCTGAACCTATACGTAAGCCTATAGCACAAAAACCTCAAAAACCTATACAACCGGGAATACCTGTAACAGGTGGTGGAGACCTTGGAAGTGGTAAAATGCCTAGAGCTGATTTACCTACAGGTCCAGCTAAAGCTCCTGTAAATACTGCAAGACCTATTCAACGTGGAGGTGTTGGTGGTATAAAGCAAATTGATTCTAGTAGTAATCAAATAATACCTAATGTAAGTGCAGCTACTTCACAAACTGGACAACCTGCACAACCAAGTCTTAGAAAGCAAAGAGAAATAGAATTACAAAATATGGCTGGTAAAACTATTAATGTAGGACCAGAGGGTTTAAAAAGTAATAGACCCAGAAATGCACAAGATGCGGTAGAACAATCTTCACAAACTCTTCTAAGAAGACCAACAACCGGTAAAGGCTCTGACCAAATGTCTATAGGAGGTATCGGTGGTGGTAATACTCCTCAACCCCAACCGAATCAAGAAGAATCTTGGTGGAAAAATGCAGGATTTAACAGTGCTGCTGAAGCAAAAGCTGCAGGATGGACATATGAAGGAGAGATAGGTGAGTGGGTTCCTCCGGGTGGTGGAACTCCTGCAGGTGGTGGTACAACTACAGATGATAATACAACTACAACAACTACTACTGAACCCACTGCTGAAGAGTTAGCAGCTCAAGAAAAAACTAGGCAACAAGAACTTGCTAGAGATACTGCAGAAGCTGCTGCAAGAGGTGAAGTTTCAGAAGCTGCACAAATACCTGATGCTGTTAAAATAGAAGAAGGAACTCCTCAACAAGTTACAACAATGGCTCCCGTCACTGCAGCTAGAACAGATATACAAGCTGAAGGACAAGCTCCTGAACAAGTTAGTACGGTTGATAAGACTGTTATAGCACCTACGCCAGATGCTATTACCACAGAAGAAATGCCTGTAACAACAGTAGATGAAGAAGTACAGGTAGAAACTGCTGAAGGTGTTGTATCAGACGAAGCACTTGCAAAAGCTGCAGAAGTAGACAGAGTTGCACCTATAGAAGGTGCTGATGTTGACATTCCTGAAGGAGCTTTGGCTGAAAGAGTTGTAGGTACTATTAGCGAAGGTGCTAAAGCTACAGCAGCTATGAACGCTGGTACAAGCTTATCAAGAATTACAAGAGCTAAGAAACAATTAAGTAGAGCTGGATTGTCTGATGAAGACATAGCAGAAATAGGTAATGACCCTGAAGCTTTAGAAGATAGACTAGCAGACTTTAGTGAAGAACAAAGAGGTATTATAGAAGGATTACCTCAAGAAGCTTTAGTATCTACACAGATGAATGGTTTGTTAGAAGGAATAGAAAATGGTGAGATACCTACATGGGCTAGACCTGCTGTTGCACAAGTAGAACAGATGTTAGCACGAAGAGGTATGTCAGCTTCTACAGTAGGTAGAGATAGTTTATTTAATTCTATCATTCAATCAGCTATGCCTATAGCTCAGAGCAACGCACAAGCCATACAACAGAGTGTTAGTCAACAGAAGACTATAGAAGCTCAGACTGCAGAAGCAAATGCACAGAGAGTACAACAGACAGCTCTAACAAATGCACAGAACGTGTTTAATATGGACATGGCTCAGTTTAACTCTGACCAACAGATAGCATTATCTAATAGTAAGTTTTTACAAACTGTAGGTTTAACAGAAGCTAATAATGACCAACAAGGAATTATTCAAGATGCTATGTTAATGTCACAAGCTAATTTAACTGAAGCAGATTTTTATCAGAAAAACCAAATACAGAATGCTCAAGCTTTTTTACAGATGGATATGCAAAACTTAGCTAACGAACAACAAGCTAATGTATTAAAAGCTCAACAAACTCAGCAACGTATGTTATCTAACCAGTCAGCTCAAAATGCTGCAGCTCAATTTAATGCTGCTAGTGAAAATCAAACTCAACAGTTTATGTCTAATTTAAATGCTCAAGTTAATCAGTATAATGCTTCTCAAACAAATGCAGTTGCTCAGTTTAATTCTACTCAAGAAAATGCTGCTTCTGCTAGAGACGCTGGTAGAGCTGCTGACGTTGAAAAGTTTAATACTCAACTTGAAACACAGGTAGACCAGTTTAACGCTAATCAAGACTTTGCAAGGAATCAATGGAACTCACAGAACCAAGCGGTAGTAGAACAATCTAATACTCAATGGAGAAGAAATTTAAACACTGCAAATACTGCAATGCAAAATCAAATCAATGCACAGAATGCTCAGAACTCTTTTGCCATGTCTCAAACAGCTCAATCATTTTTATGGCAAGAGTTACGAGACCAAGCTGATTATGATTTTAGAAATGGAGAAAATGAAAAGAATAGAATTGCACAACTTGTAAATACTGCACTGGCTTCAGACCCTTCTAAATACGGTGGAAGTATTTCAAGTATTGAACAATTAATAGGAGCAATAACAGGAGACTTGTTTTCAAGTTAATAAGGAATTATATTATGGGATTATTTAAAAAATTAAAAAAGGCATTTAAAAAAGTTACAGGCTTTGTAAAAAAAGTAGTTAAGAAAACTGTAAAAGCTGTAAAGAAAATAGGTAAGAAAATAGGAAGTAGTAAAATTCTTAAAGCTTTAGCAATTGCTGCTGCAGTCGTAGTCACGGGTGGGGCTGCTCTTGGTGCTATGGGAGCAACAACAGGAGCAGGATTATTTGGTAGTGCTGCTGCTGCAGGTGGAACAGGATTTGCAGGTTGGATGACTGGTACTGCTGCTTCATTAACATCTACTACTTTAGGTTCTGCACTAGCTACACCTTTTACTATGTTAGGAACTGGAATTGGAAAAGCTGCACTAGCTTTAGGAGTACCTGCTATTAGTAATGCTGCACCTTTAACATCAGCACAAATAAATACAGTTTTAAGTACAAACCCTGCTGCTGCTGCTAAAGCAAGTACTGCAGCATCAAGAGGAGCTTTAAATTTACCAAGTACTCTTCCCGGAGCTTCTGCTGCTTCTAGTGCTACTGGAACTGCAGCACAACAATTAGCTGCTACTACTAGTACTCTTCCGGCTGCTACAGCAGGTTCATATGCTACCTCTACAGGAATGGTAGGTACAGCTACTGGCACTGCTGCACAACAATTAGCAGTTACTGTGCCTAATGCTTTAGGAACTACTGCTGCATCTGCACCTGCTCAAGCAAGTTGGTTTGCTAGACATCCTAAACTTACTGCTGCAGGAGTTGGTGTAGGAAGTGCGGTAGGTACAGCTTTAGTTCAAGGAGCTGTAGGACAATACATAGCTGGAGACCCTGAACAACAAGGTTCTATGGCTGGTGCTGCTGTTGAAGGTGAAGAATATTTAGACCCTTTAAAAGTTTATGCAGCTCAACAAGGAATTAGTACAGATAGTATTTATCAAAATATGATGTATGGTAACGTAGACCCTAGCAGTCAATACGGTAATGATTTATATAGACAACAAACATTCGGAGTAGCTTAATGAGTACACCTAAAAGACAACCTAATCCTATTATATCTTCTAGTTTAAGTGAAGCTGCTGCTTCTTCTGTACTAGATGGATTAGACGCAGGTTTTACTATTGATGAAATAGCACCTGATAAAGGTCCTAAGATAAGAGGTGAAGCTAAGTTTAGTCAAGAAGGATTAGATAAGCTTGTCAACTTGTCAAGTAAAGGAACAGTTATTCCCGGACAAAGTTTAACTAACAATACTGAACAACCTTATCCTTGGGAAACTCCACCAGATTTTGCAAACCCTAGAGAAGCTTTAGATGATGTTGTAGGTTCTATAATGCAGCCTGAAGCTATGAAAAATATTGTAAGTGCTTTGGCTCAAGGCGGTGCAGTTGCTGATATAGGTACTGCTATTTTATATACTAAGTTTAACGAAGGTAAAATATCTCCAGATGTTATGATGTTGTTAGCTGAACCAGTAATGTATACTATCATGGCTATTGGCGAAGAAGCTAACATTAAATATAACATAGAAGGTAACGACTTAGATGAGTTTGATGACGAAGATGATGCTGAAGATGGAGATGTTAAACTAAATGAATTTAGAAACGTATTAACTGATATTAAAAAAGGAGCTAGTAAAAATATAGAGCCTTCTAAGATTGATAGCAACGTAGTTCCTGAAAGCATACTAGCACAGGTAAAAGAAAAAGGTCCAGAGATAAAAAGTTTATTAAGTAAAGGAGAAGAGTAATGGCTATAGAAGATTATTTTAAAGGCAGTAGTCAAGCATACGGACAGTTAGCAGGTTCTCTGTTAGCAGGTAGAAGAAAAGAAGATAAGAAACAAGCTAAAAAAGCTTTACTAGCTTCTGTAGTTATGAATACTTTTGGAGCTTTACAAAACCAACAAAAGCAAACTATTGTTGACGGTGCTAATGATGTTAAAGATAAGTATCAAGATATATTTGATAATAACGAAGAAATATATAATAAAAAACGTGGAGCTAGAGCAGATTATTTAGCTTATAAAGAAAATCCAAATGATTATATTGAAACAAAAGCTGCTGAATTATTTAATAAAGATTTAGAATTACAAGCTGAGTTAGGGACTAATCCTTATTCAAAGATAAGTAGAGCAGACTTAACTCCTGAAAGTTATGAGTCTGCTATGGAAGTTTTAAATGATAAAAGAAAAATAGCTAAAGAGTATATAGAAGCTCAAGCCGGTAATGCAGCAGTAACTACACAAACATTTACAAAATTTAATGCAGCAGCTAAAGAAGAATATGAAGCTGCAATGGCTGAAGTAAAAGATGACCCTTACAAGCAAGGTCTTATCAGGTCTGCATTTAGTAAAATATTTGGAACAGGCGAAGAAAAGAAAAATAAATTACTTATAGATTTACAAACTGCAAAAACTAAAAGAATACAACAAGAATCTACAATACCTTATATGGATACTGTTAAAGGTAAAGAAGAATTAATTAACAAGCAAATTAAAATTGGTGAAGAAAAAGCATCTAAAGATAGTTTTATGTATGAAACAAAAACTATGAAATTAGAGAAACAAGAAAAAGAAATTATAAAATATATAGAAGAAGCAAGAACTAAAAATATATTAGCTGGTTCAAAAGAAGAAAAAGAATTAGAAGATAATATAATTACTGCTTATAGAAAAGGTTATAAGGTTAGTAAAATAAAAGAACTTGATGAAATACAAGAAAATGATATACCAGCTTTTGTATCTACTTTTACAAAAGTTGACCGTATTAGAGAAGATGCTCCTGATATGGACCCAACAGATTTTTTAACTGTTAAAGAAAGAGATTTGTATGATTTAGGAATGGGACTAACTAGAGATGATATAAATGCTGTAGAAGAAATAAGAAACACAGAAAATAGATTAGAAGTTGTTTCTCAAATTAATTCAATAATAGGTCAAGAAAATGACGTTAGTAAAAAACTTTCTATGATAGATGGTGATTTTGGTACAAACGGTGAAGATGCTACAGGTCTTTCAAGTGTATACATTAGTAATGTTATTAGAGCTAAAACACATCTTATAAATAAATATGATATGGACGATATAGAAGCTTTACAAACTGCAATGGATATGCAATTAGAAGGAGTTTCTATAGGAAAAGGTGGTAGTACTACGGATGATGAATATAATAGAGGTTGGATTAAAAAATTCTTTACTTCCCAAGAAAAAACTCACGGTATTGAATATGTAAATCCAGATGTAGAAAATTTACCAATTATACCAGACACTGCTAATGTACATGCTCAAAATTTAAACGAGTATAAATACTTACAAAACAGAAGTTACATAGATGATGAAGGAAATTCACAAACTTTAAGACCTGATAGAGTAGGTAAAGAATATACTGTAGATGATGAAGACTTTACAGTTTCGTTTATTGTAAATGACGAAAATAAATGGGTTCCGTCAGTTACTTATAAATAAGGATTATATAATATGTCGACTTTTGGAGACCTTAGTAAATATAAACAAAATGCTAGTACATATGCTGTACCTAGTTATGTTGCTAAACAAAAACATTCTCTTACTGATTTAAGAAAAGACGAAGAGTTTAATAAAGTAACAGAAAGATTTTTAACTTCTTTAGGAGAAGGAGAAACTGTTGGTGATTTGTTTGGTTATTTTAGAGGTGCTGATTATAATTTAGGTGATGCTACTAAAATGGTTTTTGAAAGTGGTAAGTTTAATCAACAACAAAAAACAGATTATCAGTATTTACGTAATAAATTTGATAACGCAGATGTAGGTGGTTTTGGGGAATGGGTTCGTGCAGGTGCAAATGTTACCAAAGAAATTATAACAGACCCTACGATGATAGCTAGTGCATTATTTATTCCTTGGACAGGAGGAACTTCTGCTGCAGCTCGTATAGCTGCTGGTAAAGCTGTACAAACTACTTTAAAAAAATTAGCTAATAAAGAAATAGCTGAAGGTGTCTCTAAAGGAGTAGCTAAACTTCCCGGTCAAACTTTAAAAACTCCTATGAGTAAAAATGCTAAAACTGTTGTTGCAGGTACAGAAGGTTTTATTTATGGAAGTACGGCAAACTTTACAAAACAACATGCAGATGTAAATACTGATAGAAGAGAAGAAATAAAGCCTGAAGAAAGTTTAGCAATGGGAGCCATAACTGCAGCGATTCCTGCTGTTTTTAGAGGAGCTGGTGCAGGATACACAAAGTTTAATAAATCTATAACTGATAGAAGGGCTGCAAAAATTGATGGTAACGAAGATTATAAAGTAGGAATCATTGATAAAGGTATTGAAAAAACAGATGCTATAGTAGATTATGTTACACCTAACATGAGAAAGCTTACAGGTTTTGTAAATAAACCTACCTCTATGCTTTTAGAAAAAATGGAAGCTTCTCCAAAACTTGACAAGATTGTAAAGTATTTTAGGTATGATGCAGCTAGAAGTATAACTGCAAAAGATTACAACGTATCTAAAAAAGTTTCAAATAGAAGTTTTTATGAAGATGTTAATTCTTTAATAGGGTTTAGAGGTGAGCAATTAAGAAGTATTTTAGACCCTTTAAAAACTAAAGGTAAAGTAATGGTTCCTAAATTAGGTTCTAGAGATGCATTTTTTAAAATTCCATTTAAAGAAACTGCTAAAGCAGAAAGACAAAGTTTTTTTAAACGTCAAAGAATTGCAGATAATGTTAATGATGCATTAGCTTATTATTTAAGAACAGGTAGGAAAACTGTGACAGTTGATGGTAAGCAAATTAAATTAGAAAAAGCTTTTAAATTAACAGATAAATCAACAGATGATATAATAACAGCCGGACAAAGCATTAAGAAATTAATGACTGAAATTAGAAATGATGCGAAAAAAGAAGGTTTAGAAATTGGTTTAATAAAAAATTATTTACCTAGAGGTTTTTCTTACGGAGAAGTTAAGTCTGAAATAAAAAACTTAGAAAAAGGTATAGAAGGTAAATTAGTAAAAGAATTAAAAGCTAAAGAAGGTTTAAAAACTAATGAAGAAGTTATAACCTTATTAGAAGAAATAATTAATCCTTCTACAGTAACTGGTAAAAGTTACACCGAGTTAGCAACTGTTGGTAAAGGAGCTACTAGAGGAGCATATTTTTCAAAACGTACTCCCGGACTGACAAAAGAAAGAACTCTTAAAAACATAGATGAAAATAATATTGTTGATTATTTAGATAATAATGTTGAAAATTTATTAAATGATTATATACATCAATCTTCTAATTTTATACAGAGAAAAGCTGGATTAGGAGAAGACTTAGATGAGTTTATTACAAGATTTGTAAATCCTATAAAAGAAGAATTAGCTGCTAAAGGTAAAAAACTTAGTTCACAAGAGTACAAAAGATTAGAAGATATTTATTTAGTAACTACTGGTCAAGTGCAACAAATAGATAATGTTATTGGTAGAACTCTATCAGACATTGCTGTTGTTGGAAATCAATTAGCTTTGTTACCCATGGCTACTATAACAAGTTTATCAGAGGTTGCTGTTCCTTTAGTTAGAGGAGCAGGTAAAAAATCTTTTCAAAAAGGTAAAACAGAATCTGGAGTAGATAAGGGAGGAGTAAGAATTCTTTGGGAAACTGCAGGAGACTACAGGAAAATGTGGTGGAATGATGTAGTTAAAAAAGATATTTCTGATGCTAGACCTGATTCTTTAAAAGAGTTAAACAGATTTAATAGGGCTATGAATAGAGCAGGAGAGGACAGGTCTCTTGCTATGTATGGTCAAGGTTTTGGAAGACGTGCAACTCAAGCACAAAACAAATTCTTTAAAATAAATTTACTACATGACTGGACAAGATTTGTACAGCTTACAAGTTTTAATGTTGGTAAAGCTAAGATGTATGAAAACTTACACGAACTTACTACTACTAAAAAAATTTCTACAAAAAGAAAAATAAGACTTACTAACGAATTAAAAGAGTTAGGTGTAGATGTAACATCGGGTAAAAGATGGGTGAAGTCTGGTGGAAAAGCTTCTGGTAAATTTTATGATGAAAACTTTTTACCTAGTGCTGCAAGATATGTAGATGAAGTTATTATGAATCCTACTGCTGCATCTAATCAAAAACCTTTATGGCATTCAATGCCTTCAACAAGATGGGCTTTTGGTTTAATGGGTTTTCCTACTGCTTTTAGTAATACAGTATTAAAAAATGCAGCTAGAGAAATTGCTATTGATGTAAAGACTGGTAGTTTAAAAGGAACTGGACAAGCTGTATCAGGAGTTACTGCTATGACATCTATAGCTATGTTTGGTAACACTATTAGGAGTAACGGTAAAAATTTAGAAGACCTTGAAAGCGGTGAAAAAGACATAGGTGATGAAGTATTAGATGCTGCAATTAGGACAGGTTTATTAGGACCAACTGAACAATTATACAGAACTCAAAAAGGTTTAGAATATGATAACTTTGCAAGGTCTATTACCCAAAGATTTACAGGTCCGGCAGTAGATGACATATTAAGATTTTTTGATGATTGGACAGGACCTTTAAGTTTTGGAGTTGATGAAGTTCCCGGAATTGCATTGTTAAGAAGTACAAATCCTGAAGCTTATAAAGAAATAAAGTCTGCTGCTAAAGAAGCTGATAAAGCTTTAGGTTTAACTAGAAAAACAAAAACTAAAGAAAAAGAAGAAAAGGTTTACATACCTTTATATTCAACCGGTGGAATAGTAAAAGGTAAAGATGACGTACCTTATACTAAAGAAGACCCTTCAGACAGAGTAGATTCTTTTACAGGTAAACCTTACTCTGACCAAATGACTAGGGTTGGATTAGCTGATGGAGGAATGCCTAAACCACAAGAAAATAAAATAAATGTTTATTTTTATTTAAGAGAAAAAGGACTAAAACATAAGGCTATTGTTGGAATAATGGCTAACATAGGTAAAGAAACTTACGATACATACTCTTATAAAACTCAGCAAAAAGATGGTCCGGGATATGGATTGTTTCAGTTAGACCCCGGTGGAGACCATGTTAAACAATATAATATGTTTCTAGAAAGAAAGAAACAAAAAGATTCTATGGAATCTCAAATTGATTATTTCTTAGAAAGTATATATGATACAAAAAGTCCAGCATTAAAATCAAACGGTGTAGGAAACGCTAAAAATTTAAGAAACCTTTTTGATTCAGGAACTGTAAAAGAAATTACTCAGGGTATTACTGAAAAATGGGAAAGACCTGATGATTATTTAAAAAGAGAAAAAAACCCGAAAGCTTGGAACAAAAATTTAAAAGACAGACAGGTTAGAGCTAATAAATTAAATAAAGAAGTTAATATATTTAATGAACAATTTGATTTTGTTTCTCAAAAAGATTTAAGATACTTACCTACTAACGCTAATAGAATAATTGACAAATTTACAAAAGTAAAAGGTAAAGTGTATTTACCTAAAAAAGAATCAGATAGTTTTAATCGTGAAATAACTGCTGAAAGAATGAGTGAAAGAGCTTTACGTAACGACCCCCAAGGTAAAGGATTTCATGGGGGAGACCCGGAATATGACCCTCGTGTAGTAACTGGAGACCCTTCTGAAATTAGAGGTAGAGAAGGTTTAGATAAATATGGAACAAGACCAAAAATTTATAGAGCTATTGACCCTGTAGGTGCTATTTTTCACGATAAATATACCTTAAAAAATATGGGTCAGTTTGATAAAGGTTCTCCTGCTATACGTGGAGGATATATGAAATACACTGATGAGCTTTTATTATCTTCTACGAAAAACAATTCAATGAAAAAAAATACAGAGCCACATGAGTATATGCATAGAGGGTTGTTAGGTAAGGGATTAACGTCTGACCAAGAGCATGATTATATTGATGAAGTTTTTGAAAAAAAAGAAATGAAAGAATTTAAAGATAAAATAGAAAACATGGACATGGAAGAGTTAATAAAATACAGAGAAAAACTTTCATAATGATACTTTACACAGAGATACAACTTGAAAAGGCTTATAAAGTCTACAGAATCCACCAGATAGAAAAAGACTTAGGCTTTATGCAGTTAGAAGATTTTAGAATACTATACGAAGACTTGATGGCGGATGTAGTTTAATGGGTTTTCCATTTGAAATAATAACTATGCTTGGCTCTACTGTACTTGGTGGAGTTATGAGTGTCTGGGCAGAGAGTCGTAAGGCTAAACAAGACAACCAGAAGTTACTTATAACACGTGGCGAGTTTGAAATGAAAGCTCGTAAAGCTGCAAGAGATGTTAAAGATAAAGGATTCCAATGGACAAGAAGAATCATAGCACTAACATCAGTGTTTGCTATAGTAGTGTTACCTAAACTTGTAGCTGTGTATTATCCTAATGTAGATGTTACTGTAGGTTATACAAACTTTCAACCGGGATTCTGGTTCTTCAAAGAAGGTAGAGATGTATTTGAGTGGATAACTTTTCAAGGCTTGGTAATAACACAACTAGATACTAACCTAGTATCAGCTATCATAGGTATGTACTTTGGTGGTAGTTTAGTTAAGAAGTAATATGAACGATTGGGTACAAGCTATAGAGACTATAGGTATACCGGCAGCAGGTGCAGCAGGTTTAGGGTACTTAGTATGGATACTTTTCAAGTCTTTAATAGCAGACATACATAAGAAGTTAGATACTCAACAAGGCATGATAGTTGCATTGATAGATAGAATAAGACAGATGGATAACGACATGATTAGAATAGATGCTATGTGTCGGGCAGCAATGGGTTTAAAACCTGATATAGATAGGATAGCTAGAGCAGATGGAAAGAAAGACCAAAGAAAAGATTAAGTTTGAATTTTCAGTAATTACTATTTTTGTATTACTGTTTTCAATTAGTGTATTAAGAGCTGATGAAATGGTATTCAAGTTTAAAAGTCCTAGCTTCAATGGTGTTGGTACATCATCACATTATCTTACTATACAAAACCAAGAGTTCAATCGTAAAGCAGCTTTGAAGGCAGAGATAAAAGCACTTCAAGATGAGATAGAAAGAGATAAAGAGAATACAACACTTGCAAGGTTTATAAGGAACTTAGAATCTAGAATATATGCACAGTTATCTAGACAGCTTGTAGAGAACTTGTTTGGTGAGACTGCTAGTGATAGTGGTGTATTAGAATTAGAAGGTAACAGAATAGAATACACTGTTATAGATGGAATAATAACTTTAACAATAACGGATTCAAATGGTGATACAACGACTATATCTTTGCCTGTTGGTAACTTTACTTTCTAACTGTGCAGTTATAAGTCATAACGAAGATTTAGTATTATCAAAGAAGATACAATCTCCGGACATATTAGAACTACAGTCAGAAGAACTAAAGAATTTACCGGCAGCTTCAGTGATGCCAACAGTAGCTATATACCCTAATAGCTTTAAAGATTTAACAGGGCAGAGAAGAAGTAACAGTACGTTTGCTTTATTTAGTACAGCTATTACACAAGCTCCAGAAGCTTTTCTTATAAGAGCTTTGAAGCATACTTCAGGTGGAGAGTTTTTTAGAGTTGTAGAAAGAGTAGGCTTGGATGACCTAACAAAAGAAAGACAACTTATTAGAAGTACTCGTAAAGAGTTTAAAGAAGATAACAAAATGAAACCCTTGCTATTTGCAGGGTTG